ACCCAGTAGGTTGGTTAAGCCGGCACCCGAACCGATAAATCTGCCTTGAGTAGTTACATTACCAACCACATCCAAATACAGTAGATCATCTACTACTTGCAGACTTGAGTATAATACATTTGAACTGAGTGTGGTTCCCACCAAAGCATTGGCATTCACACCCGAAGTTGATATACCAGTTAGTAATGCACCGTTACCAATAAAGTAATTGCCAGTGATATTACCAGTTGCAGTCAACGAAGTCAGTGTACCAACTGAAGTAATGTTTGGTTGTGCATTGGTATACACTGTGCCTGCTATGGCGGCGTTGGCAACTTGTCCAGTAACATTGGCTGCTGGTATATTTGTTAACCCTGCACCAGATCCAATAAATCTACCCTGAGTTGTTACATTACCAACCACATCTAGATACAGTAGATCATCTACAACTTGCAGACTTGAGTATAATACATTGGAACTGAGTGTGGTTCCAGTCAGCGCCGCGGCTGCAATATTGGTTGCGGTTATGCCTGTTAAGAAAGCACCATTGCCAATAAAATAATTACCAGCAACATTGGCGGTGGTGGTTATGTTGCCAACAGCAGAAATGCGGCCTGAACTGATTAAGTTGTTGCCGGTAATGTTGGCCACACTTGTGATATTGCCAGTCACTCCCAAGAAGCCGCCGGTAATGACATTACCAGCCACAACGTTGGCTGTGGTTATAACTGGGCCAGTTAAGCTAACAAGATTACCAGTATATGTGGGCAAGAAGGCTGCTACATTGGCATTGTTATACGTGGTATTAGCCACAATTCCAGTGATTAATGCACCGTTACCAACTAGGTAATCACCATAGATATATTGAAATGTTCTGTCCGGGGCGCCAAGATCGTAAACACCTGATGTGCCAGGAACAATGGTACTATTGGCTTGTATGTTGCCAATACCGTTGCCGGCCAGAGTTAGCCCTAGATTAGTAACTGTGGTAGTAACTATGTTGCCAGAGATTTTTACTTGACTGCCAACCGGACCGGCAGTCCAGATCTGCGTAAAATTGTCATTTACTGCGGTAAATGCTTCGCGTAAGGGCTCACCTGTGCCATCGTTGGCATTTGCCCCTACATCTATTATCTGTTGTGTCATAGGTAAACCATATCCTCTGGGGTATTTACCTAAACCCCACAGTCTAAGTTTTTGGCTATATTTCTTTGTTTACTAGACGATTTTGAAAATCTGCCATTTGCATGTGTGCTAGATTGGCTACCCCTAACAATTCACGTACCTCTGCAGTGGTATCTCCCACTACTCTAAAGAAACTAGTCTTGGGATGGTCTTTCATTATGGTTTGTAACTGTCTGACCCAGTTGCCAGTAAAAGTGGGATTGGCAGAACTTTTTTTGTAGAACTCTGTGTCAGCATAGCAGTTATTAAATCTGCCGGTGCGTGTAGGACCTAGGTCAAATCCTATTAGATATATAGCCGTTGCCCCATCAATTGCGGCTTGTGATACCGCTACAGGTCCAGAACTGTAGCCAAAGTATTTTTGTGCTATTCGTCTTGCGCCAGAGTCTGGCAATGGCTTGCGTGTGTAATAAGTGTTTTTCTGGCTATAGCCTTCGTGCTGAATTCTTTCACTTATGGGGGTGTCTGTGCTGATCAACACATCGGGCACAAACTCACGATAGATAGCATTGCACCCATAGGTGATTCCTAGTGTTTTCAACGTTGTTAAATCTACTGCTTGTCGGCTTATGCCGTTACCTAACACAAATGCTGCGGCCATAAAAAAATCCTCCCAGTATATAGCCAGGAGGATTGTTGGGGGTTACAAATTAACTTGTAACGCTGGCAATCTGTGCCAATTGCAATGTACCGTTTTGTGCTTGAGCACTAGAAATAACTTCTGCACCAGACCATGTGACATTACCTTCATCAGTAAAGAAGTTTGTTACGTAGAAGTTTTCACTAGATTGTACGTTTGTGCCAAGATTAGCGTTAGCATAGCTGGCAGTTGTCATACCGTTCCAGTCACGTACCCACTTGTTAGTAATGTAACTAGCATATACTGCGCTCGAGTCGCCCACCGAGTAAGCAATGCTCATGTAACCAGATGCCGGAGTGGCGGTGTTAGACAACACACACTGACCGACTGGGTATGCTGTGCCTGATCCAGAACCGATAGCAGTAACAGTAAATACGTCGCCAACTGCGGCGCCGTTTGGTGCACCACATGCTTGCCAATTTGTTGTTCCAAGAACGGCAATTTGATAGGCTTGACCAATGATCATGTCTTCATCAGCAGTGGTTGCGTATGTGTATGCAACCAGAAACTTGTGTGAACCTTTTTGGCGGATAATACGACCTGTATATTGACTAGCAAGAGCATATGTGGCAGTACCGTCTGCCAGGGTAATGTTTACTTTTGCGGCAATTTCTGGAAATGTTGCGCTGGCAGTGCTGGTAGCAGGTGAGCCACCAACCACACCCAAGAACTGAGTGCTATCTAGTGTTTGAACTGGTGTGTTGTAAACTGGATCTGTTAACGATCCAAAGTTAGGAAAACCAGCGTCTGTCAAGACGTTTTGGTTGTATGAGGTAACCACTGGATCAGATCCAGAAACAGTGGTTCCAGAACCAATGTTTGTTTTTTGTATTTTAAGAGCTCTTCCCATTTGATTTCTCCTTATAGAAGCCCAATGTGCGTTCCAGGCACTACGCAGGGGAAACCTGCATAAAACACCGTATTGTGTTGACAAGTATTTAGCGAAAATGTAAAATAGAATGTCACCACAGCGTAAATATCCCTATGAACCAACAACAAATAGATTTAATCGAACAAGGCAATCAACATCGTGCCAATCACGAACCTGAAAAATCACTAAAATGTTATGCACAGGTTTTAGTTGACGACCCCGATAATGCCGCGGCATTTTGTAACTATGGCAACGTCATGCGTGAGTTGGGTTATCCCAAACGTGCTATACCATTTTTACAACATTCTATTCTATTGGATCCTTCTAACATTACTGCACAGTTTAATTTAGCAGTGGCATACCTGCTGACGGGTGACTATCAACGCGGGTGGGCGCAATACGAAACTCGTTGGCAATTTGAGCACTTGCAAGGTACTGAACCAAAATTCTCACAGCCACGCTGGCGTGGTGAAGATATTCGAGACAAAACTATTCTTGTGGTGGGCGAGCAAGGTCACGGAGACTGTGTTCAGTTTTCAAGATTTATTTTTAACTTGCATGCCATGGGTGCTCGAATCAAATTACAAGTCACCGACGGATTGATCCCGTTGCTGAGTCAGAGCAACATTATAGAACATGTGGGTAGATACAACGAAGACATGGGCGAGTTTGATTACTGGGTTCCTATCATGAGTGTTCCTGGTATATTGGGCATCACATTAGATAACTTGCCACGAATGCAAAACTATCTTACTGCTACTCCGGCATTGACAAAAGCATGGCAAGATAGACTAGGTCCTAAAAAACGCATGCGGGTGGGTGTGAGTTGGAGTGGGCGCAAAGATTCTTGGATACATCAACACAAGAGTGTGCCGTTTCCGGTGATACTAGAAATGATTCAATCTAATCCTCAATACGAATGGATCAATCTACAAGTTGACGTGTCACCCGAAGAAGAGGCACAGTTAAATCAAGTTGGTGTCACTGGATATCCTGGAACAATTGTTAGTTTTGCTGACACAGCCGCATTGATCATGCACATGGATGTGGTGATATCTGTTGACACTGCCATCAGTCATTTGAGTGGCGCACTAGGTAGACCCACCTGGGTGATGTTGAATCAGTACGGACAGGACTGGCGTTGGTTGTTGGATCGCAACAATAGTCCTTGGTATCCTACTGCCACTTTGTTTAGACAACCCACACGCGGTGACTGGGCCAGTGTCACTAAAAAGATTGCTCAATACTTGTCATGGTATAAGGTTTAAATTGATCCATTTGAATCATAATTTTGTTTCTAAATTTTTCGCTATGAAAATATTGTTTGTTATGTTCCACTCGATCTAACACTCGATAATAATCATCTAATATAGTTCCACTGAGAACCCATTGCTCCGTAAAATCAGCAATTTTTTGAAGTCTGACAGTAGAGTTAGTTTCATTATCCCACGACTCCCAGGGCACAATATCTCTAAACATATCTAGTCCTATATCCTGTAAAAATTTATTAACTCCTGGGCCACAGGCAATAATTGGAATTTGTCTAGCCATAAATGGTTTGCAAGTTTTTTCGCTTATCCATGATTGGTCTATTACTGTTTCAGTTACAAGATTCACTGCATACTGATTGTAAACTGCATGGCCAAGGCCATAAAATCCATCATTCATTTGTCTATTCTCTAGACTTTCTCCCGGTAACACACGATAGTTAGCAAACGTATACATCATTTGATCTAATATATTTTTACGTTGAAATTCTTCAAACAAATATGTTCGATGAGGTCGAGTGTTATTGTTTAGGCACATAACTTTTTGTGTTTTATTTGAGCCGGCATCCATAACAAATCTAGGCCACCAAAGATTTGCTCTCAAGCTGAACATCCATAAAAATATTGGGAAAAAATATACACCCGGTTTAGGTTGTAACCAAAATTCAAAATTGTTAGTCAATATTGGGTCTATGTTGGTTGGTATTTTATTATCTGGATAAGGATTATGCGTTATATCTACAACTTGATTTTTCAAAGGGTGAGTAGATAGCAAGTTTAATGTTTCGTCACAGTTTTCAAAATCGTTGTCTGTTATTACTAATGTATCTTCTAACAACCATTGTGTAAGATAAGTTCGATTGGTATAAAAACGTTCAGGGTTTAAATGATATATCATTGAGTATATAGCCAACAAAAAACCTGCTGACGCAGGTTTCTTGCCTTCCCATCTCACGGTGAATTTTTTTCTTACAGAGTATTTAGTTTGAGTTTGCATTTGTCACCGTGAAAGCCGTTGTATCTTGCCTTGCTAGCCTGGATTCCACAATGTGGACAGATCTGTTTAGGCTGTTGAGTATAATGAGTTCCAGCGGCTTTTTGTGCCGCTACTGTTGCTGATAACTTTGCACCCATGCCTTCTGGTTTAGATTTACCTTTTGCCGCGTCTGACCGTATACGTTTTCCCTCTTCGCTCATTGGTCCTTTGGGTTTGCCTTTTGCAGATAGAGACATTTTTAATTTTGTTTCTTCACTATGAGTTTGTCCAGTTCTCCTTGCCGCTAGTGCCGCCTTCCATTCATCTGTTGGCTTAAACGGATTAGATGCTTTAGTTTCTCGAATTTTAATTTTTTGTGCTTCACTCATGGGCCTGCCTTTGTTATTAGCCTGGCGGCCAGACATTGTTGCACTATGCACCACTGAGAATTCCTTTTTAAGATTCTCGTAAACTCTTGCTGTAATCTTTGTTTCATACCGTTGAGTGCATTTACCGTTTCGTTTCATTCCATTTAATGCATAAATCATCTTTGCCTTTGCTTCACCAGTATGCATCTTAGTTAACAACCAGTGACATATAAAATGTTCTCTTGCTGTAAGATCTACAAGATTGTTTTTGTCATCTGTGCCGTTTAGGCTCTTAGGTATAATATGATGGCGTTCAGTATATCCATTAAGTTTACGTGTTCTAGCACGATCTGTAATAGCAGTATACCAAATAGTATATTTATTCATACTGTTATTTATCTCTAACTTTACTTTTACGTAAATATGTAGTCAATAAAAAAACGCCCCGAAGGGCGTTTTTGTATATCGTGTAGATAAGAATAGTTCTTAACTGAACGATAGGTTCGAAACGGCTATCTCTCCCACATAATCTCCGGCATTGCCGAATGAAGATGCAGTGTTTGTCAATTCGATGTAACCGTAACGTGTCATGAATGACACGACTGGTTCGAATGTGCTTGGATCCAACACAACGCCTGAAGACATCAAAGGAATGTATGGGCAGTAGAATGCTGGAGCGTCTGCTTCTGAAGAACCTTTGTAACCGACCAACACTGGTGTTGTATCAGCTGCATAAGAGTCAACGAACACACGCATGGCGCCGTTCAATGTACCAACAAACTTGGTGTTTGTAGGTGCTTCGAATGTGCCTTCTGTGGTACGTGCAAATGCGCTAGTTGTAGCAGATTGCAACACTGTCAAGGCAGCTGAAGAGACAACAGCATAGTTACCTGCGCCACGACGTGTGCGTTGGGCGATCAAGTTAGCAACACGGTTGATCAAAACAGCCAATGCGGCGTGTTCGTCACCAACGAATGTAGCAGTACCTGAAACAGTTGCTTGGTTGTATGTGAACTCAGTTGCTGCCAATGAACGCAGGCTCAAGAGAATCTCTTGGTCGATTTCAGCAGTAATTTCTTGAGCCAAAGCAGCCATAATTTCTGCTTCAACGTCAATACCGTGCATGGCTTGTGCATCTTGTGCAGATTCAAAAGTCCAACGTGCTTGCAACTTACGTGTGCGAGCTTCAACGGCTTGTTTCAAGATTTGCACAGAAATTTGCTTACCGCCTGTACCTTCCATGGTGGCTGTGTTGTTACCAGTATAGTTTGTGGCTGTACTTGTACCTTGTGGCACAGTTGAATATGCCTGAGCAATCGTGAATGGTGACAATGCTTCTTGACCAGCTGACACGCTTGTGGCGGCTGCTGATGTGTCAGTCAATGACTGTGCGTAACGAACACGCAAAGTGTGGATTTGACCAACTGGACCAGTCATTGGCTGAACGCCTACCAATTCGTTAGCAATAACGGTTGGCATAACACGACGGATAACTGGCAGAATCACACGGTTAAGTGTGGCGATGTTGCCAGATGCTGTGGAACCAGCACTTGCGTTTTCTTTCAAATACTTGCGTGTATTCTCAAGGATAACGCCCATGCTGTTGCGCTTTGAGCCGTTTAAACCTTCGAGCAATGCTTCTTTGGTCTCGCCCCAGCGGCTTTCTAATAGTTCTTGTGACATTTAAGTCTCCTTATTTAATTATAACCCTGCCAGGCGCTTTAAGTCGATCACATTACTGCGATCTTCCTGCTGACCACTTGGAACAGATTTATCCCCAGTTGCTACTGAAACGTTTTCTGTAATCACTTTAGTGGCTTTTACAGAGCGGTCTTCCAATACTGCTGGCAGATACTTTTCGAATGCGTTTTTCAAACGGGTTGTCTGTACGCTTTCAAGCAAATTACGCATAACATCTTGCTTCTCTTTGTTAAGAGGTGCAAGCAACATTTCCATGGTGCTTTCGCGCTCATTGGATTCTTTGATTATACGTATTTCACGTTCTTTTGACTCTACAACGACTTTGGCTCGTTGTGCGAGTTTGATGGCTTCCGCCAATTGCTTGTCACGTTGTGACAATGCATTATACAACTTGCGAACTTCTGCTTTCTCATTTAGGTGAGTAGCACCAAATTCACTTGCGTATGCTTCAAAGATACGACGACCGAAGTTGTTCTCGCGAGCAACTTTGATGTCTTCTTGCAATTGTGAAAGTTCTGTCTTTAGATGACGGCTAACAGCCTGACTCATTTTCTCAGCACTTTCTTTTACGAAACGTACTTTGAGAGTTTCAAGTTTATTGCGAGCTTCACGGACCAAGCGGACTTTTGTTTCCACTACATCACGTTTGTCTGCGGCAAATTCTTGAATTTCACGAGCCAATGCATGCACCATGAAGTTTTCTAGTTTTGCTAGTCCTTCTGTGTGCATCTTACGGTCTTTGCGCAATTCGCCAATTTCTTCTGCAAGTTTTGTCACCAAGAAGCCGTTAAACTTCTGTGCTGACTCTTTGATCTTGTGTTGGAACTTGACACGGTCTTCGGCCAAGTTGCGCTTCTCAGCGGCTACCTGGGCGATTTCTGCGGCCAAACCTTCTGTTACCATTTTATCCAAAGCCTCTACCATCACTGTCTTGTCATGCTCATAGCGTTGTGCGAACTCTTCACGTAGTTCTGCACGAGCCTGTTCACGAGCCTCACTTAACTTGGCTTCCCAAGCTTCTGTGATCTCTTGACGAGTTTCCTCGGTGATCAGGTTGCTATCTAGCAATGGTTTGATTGCATCTAACATTAGTAGATTCTCCTTAGATCTTGAGTTCTCTGATGAGTTTTACAACTTCATTCTTGAGATACTTCTGCACTTTGTTGTCTTCGCCCGCTTCCTTGGCTACCTCTAACAGTCTATGACCGTACTTCATATTCATGAGACTTTCATATATTGCTTTAGGGTATGCATTGGGTGCGCTGGGTTGAGCAACCACATCTATAGTGACTATTTCGAAGTCACTTACATGTCCTGTTCTGTCGTCAACGTTGCCGCTGCCACGACTTGAAACTCCTAATTTCACTCCAGATGTCAACAACGTCTTGATCAACTCGCCCATAGGGGTTGGTAAAATCTTTAGTTTGCCGCATCCAGCATCGCCATCCATCCACATACCTTCAACACTGTGACACACACGATCTAGATTAATTTTCAAATCATCCGGATGATCCACTTCACCTAACACTGAGTTACCGCTTTTGATCTGCTCATTAATTGTGTTAACTGCCTTGCTGATTTCGTGCATTGGATAAACGCGGTCATTTGCATTGCGCTTGTTGCCTTCAATACAAATACCTTTTAAATAGAGGTGCTTACCTTGGCCATCAGGTCCAGATTCTTCTAGAACCTGGATGTTGGCTTGATTAAAAGTAAGTTGTTCTCTTAGCGTTTTCATGTATTAACTGCGAGCAACTGGGCTCTTTGTGTTAACACCTGTTGCTTGTGCCAAGTGTGGCTTGGTTGCTGGGCTTGGTTTTTGCGAACCTTGTGCTGGTGTATTACCAACTTTGCCAATCAACTCTTTAGTTTGGTTGCTATAAGCGCCGGCTGCATCATGCTTGCCGCCACCTTCGCCACCAGCGTGTACTGGTTTGACTGTGTTACCAATTGGGCCCTTGGCACCTGAATTTGCAGATACTGTGGACTTCTTGTTAACTCCGCCTTCTTCAGATGTAACTGGCTTTGGAGCGGCTTTCAAAGAAATTGCTTCCATCATTTCGCCTGTGTCATCCATTTCAATAGCGTCGCCGCCTTCATCTGGACCAAATCCGTCGCCGTCACCCATGTCGTCACCGCCCATTAGGTCTTCAAATTCGGCCATTAACTGGTCCAATTTGTCTTCTAAATTAAGGATGTCGTCTTTAGATGCTGGCTCGCCACCACCTTCGTCATGCATGTCTTCAATGTCATGAGTAAGATCATCACCGGCTTCTTCAGCGCCGTCATCAAACTCTGCGTCTGATTCTTCGCCTTCCATGCTCATGTCTTGCTCTTCATCGGCTTCGATGTTGTCAATCAAGTCGTCACTAGCGTCACCGCCCATGGCGTCTTCGTCTAGGTCTTCTTCAGACTCGTCAAGTTCTTCCTCAGCAGACTCATCAAGGTCTTCATCGGCTTCTTCTTGCATCAAGTTCTCGTAAATCTCACGACTCTTGGCCACAACGATGTCATGGAAAAGTTCGCGAGCTTTTGCTTCTTCATCATTGATCACGTATTCGATCAATTGTTCAAATCTGTTCATA